CCTTGTTGCTCCGCCCTTCGGTCTTTCTGAAGTGCAAGATGCAGTTAAGTGGATCAACGGTCAGTCTGCGGACACTAGAGATTCTGCCTTAAACTCATCGTACGCTGCTGTTTACTGGCCTTGGGTTCAAGTGTTCAACCCGTTTGCAGGTGCTGAAGAGTACTATGATCCGACCATCTTTGCGGCTAGACAGTGTGTATTCACAGACGCTGTTTCGGAGCCTTGGTTCGCGCCTGCTGGGTTTAACAGAGGTCGCTTGACCAAGCCTACTAATACGGAAATCAAGCTTAATCAGGGCGATAGAGACGCTCTGTACAGCAACTCGGTTAACCCGATCTCAAACGATCCAACCACTGGGATCACAATCTTTGGACAAAGAACCACGCAGAGAACACCTACTGCTCTTGACCGAGTCAATGTCCGTAGGCTGATGATTTACCTCCGTAAGGTTCTCCTTGAGCTTGGCAAACCCTTCCAGTTTGAGCCGAATGATCAGTTCACTTGGGAGTTGGTTGAAGATGCAATCAACCCATTCCTCGATGATCTTCTGGCTAGAAGAGCTATTGTCGAAGGTTCTGTTAAGTGTGACTCGACAACGAACACTCCCGCAAGAGTTGACAGAAATGAGCTTTGGTGCTCGGTGACGATCAAGCCTACGAAGGCTGCTGAGACGATCGTCTTCGAGGTCAACCTCACAAGCCAATCGGCAACCATTAACTAATAATAATCATGGTAGACAGTTACTTAAAGAACGACTACAGAGCGAATTTTGAGCCTGGGAAAAGCCTTCCTAAGCTCTCCACAAAACTCGATGCTGTAAGATCGTATCAATTTGAAGTGAAGTTCTTTGGGCTTCCTAGTGAGTTCTCTCAAACACAGCAAGTCCTTACTGCTGCTGCGAAGCAAGTGAGTCCTATTGGTGGTTCCGTTGATGACATCGTTGTTGATCGTCTTAACGACAAAATGTACTACCCTGGCAAGTTCACTGCGGATGCGGTTACGATCACTTTCGATAACCAACTTCTGACCAACACAACGCCTGCTCTCTGGAACTGGTTCAAGACTATTTATGATCCGATTTCGGGTGACATGACCAAGTTGGCTGCGCCGGGTGGTCCGGGTAACAAGTCTTTCAAGGCGTCCAAGATGACAGTTCTTGAGCTTGATAACACCAACGAACCCCATGCTTTCATTGAAATGTATGGTGTGTATGTTACGGGTGTTAGATACTCGGAGAAGAACTACGCAACGAACGACTTTTCCACTGTTGAAGTGACATTCCGCTTCGACTTCTTGGATTACGACAAGATCAACTAACCTCTTAGATCTAATTCAGGTAGCCTTCTCTCTAAATAAGAGAGAGGGCTATTTGTCTATTATAAGTTATGGATTTTTTCACGGAACTTTTGGAGAGCTTCAGTCGGAAGCATGATCGTAAGCTTAGACTTCTGGAGCAAGAAGCTGATCCCGAAGCGGAAGCGTTAGCCAAGCAAGCATTAGCTCAAAGTAGTCAGCAATCCGCCCAGGAGTCCTTTAACAATCCGATAACAACTCCAAATGGTAACCAGATATACATTTGGAGAACTGGTAAGGGTAAGGTGAACTTTAATTATCAGCCGATCGCTTTCCCATCCTTCGGAGTTGATGATAATTACGAGAAGTTTGTTGGATCATTCAAAAAGGATGCTGAGGTGTTTGATCCTGAGAAGGAAAGGCAGGAAAGTCAACAAAGAAAAGAAGAGAAAGATAGGGAAGATCGCCGTAAGTCTGTTTTAACGTCGGACATGGCAAAACAGAACCCTGAGATCGTTGGTGAGATTGTTAATAATGTAAACGAGTTTGATCAGGCAATCACCGATCTCTTATGCACTGAGGACGAATCAATTAATCCTGATTATATGGATCAGGTACAGTTTGCTCCTAATGCTAGTTGGGCCAAGTGCAAGCCCCACTTGCAATTCTTAAGAGGCAATCAGCGAGGCAATGTCGAACGTCAGCTTATAGCTGATGTTCCTGTCTTAAGGTTTGATGGCAAAACTGGAAAGTATTTTGTAGACTCTGAACCTGCTGTTGCCAGTCAGGCGTTAGAGATTTCAAGAGCGTTGAATGTATTAGCAAAAGCTGCGGCGGGTGATAAATCCGCTAAGGAGGAAGCCTGCAATAGATTTAAAGTGACCGAAGGTGGGGGCTTGAAAGGCGTTACTGTTTACACAGAAGTAGACTCAGAGGGTCGTGGTCTCACGGGTCGCGTATTTAATAATGAAGCTTCCGCCAGATCTCTCAAAGGCTTGATGGGTATGGCTGGTTGTTCCGTGGAACCTCAATCAGCAACAAAAGCAGTAGCAGCAGGTAGTGCAGGTGCAGAGAGTAATATTAGAGGGACGTTAGGGGAGATTGCTAAGGTGGTTGGGACAGACCTTTTAAATCTTGTGAGGGCAAAGGCTGCTGGTGGGATGGGTGTCGAAACCCCAGAGATTAAAGCCTTACAGGACATAGTATTAGAGCGATCAAAAGAAGTCTTAGACTTACTTGGAAATCTCAATGAGCAGCGAGAGTCTTGGATTGATAAGTCCCAAGGCGCTGTTGTCAGCGAAGAGGAGCAGGCAGAGCTTGAAGCTATCTCCGAGATCGTAGGTGATAAGGATAGAACTATGAGATTTATGACTGCTATCCTTAGCATGGCAGCTACAACCTCTAGATTGAGAAAGCCAATGGTTACAGTTCAGGTTGCTGAACAGGTTGGGAAAGGAGATAAGCAGGACGTTTTAGAGTGTTGGGGATCTCGTGAAGAGGCATTAGCGGGTTTGCGTAAGAGCGAAGAGTATGAAATCGACGGGGAGGTTAGGTCCCGAGTCACAGAGGGTGATATTGCAGAAGTTCCTGCCTCTGAAGTATTCAAAAATAATCCTGAACTTCTGGATAAGTATATTAAAGCAGGAGTCATTAAGAGCAAGGACCAGATGTTATATGCTTCTGAGGTTAGCTTAAAGACTTTGCTTAGACTAAGCTCTGCTAAACAGGGAGAGACTACCGCTAATAAAGTTAGCGAGACTATTGTAGAGGGTGAGGACCCCCGTGCTTTGAACTTCAATGAGAAGATTTCCAAAGCGGATCAAGCTTCCGTTAGGGGTATCCAAAGAGACGTTAATTCTATTAGCAATAGTGTTAATGAGTTATCGTCTAAAGTTCAGGTTAAGACAAAGGATGGAGTCATAACTGAGAACTCACTAAAGACTTATGCCGATAGCATAGTATCGCACCTTAAGAAGAACAAGAACTTTAAAGAGATAAAGGACAACGTCGATTTATCTGAGTTGGTGGCATACATTGAAGATATGAAAGCTGGTGACCCTAAACTGACCGACAAGAAGTTTGAGGCTAAGATCAAGGACAAGTTGTTTAAGATGACCACTCTTTCAAAGATCGAAACAATGGCAGCGAAGGGTGAGAAGGATAATCGGAAAGCTGCCTTGTATGCCCTTGCTGTGTTTAATGTTGCTGGTGGCTCGTCTAGAGACAGCACGGTATTCCAGGTCGATGTTTTAGATGAGATGGCTTCGTATGTGTCTACTCAGAATGGTGAGATGCAATCTGCATTAGATTCGATAAAGGCCAAGGATGGTAGATGGAACTTCCAACCTAGTAAGGGATCTTTAACCTTTAGCTACGCTGATAATCCTAATAGGAGTATTTCTGTGACCTACAAGGACGGTAGGTGGATTGCTTACCGATCTGCAACTTCTATTAAGAATGCTTCAACTAGAAATGCAGCAATAGGTCAGAAAGAAAGTAAGAAAGAGTCTGTGGAGATTATTAATGCTTTGTCTAAGCTTACAGAAGCTCTAGGCATCATCAAAGAAAAAGTAAGAGTCCTCGATGCAGACTAGATCACAAAGTCTAAACATCGCAACCTGAACATCCCCAGATGAACCCACAAAGCTCGGACCCTTAACTGGCAGATCCAACTCATTGGTTATAGCCATGGGTTCCTTTCGATTCTGACCGATAAAGAGTAAAAACTTTCTAGAAGATTTCTTGGAATCTCGATGGGCTTGAGCTATCATTTTTGAAATTGTTGATTTAGGATTTAATAAATCACTTACTTGTTCTTCATTGTATCCTTTCTTACATTCAATAATGAACTTAAACTTTTCTGGAGTAATTAAGTCTCCATATACTTTTAAGTATTCAGGTAATGTATGAGTTGTAGCAAATGCACCTGATCCAGGAGTTCTACAGAATTCCTTAGTATCGAATCTATCGTTTAAAGTCTTTGCAATCTTGTTCTCAAACCTGTTACCTTTTGCTCTAGAGTTTACTTTCTTTTTCTTCTTTCTTAATGGCGATACATCAAAATCATCTTTCATTTCAAATCCTCTAAGCTATAATAGACCATGGATAAAGTATCACTATCGTTAAAGGATACCAAATTTAAATTAGTTGAAAGAAGCAGAGGACGTATGAAAATTCAAATTAAGTTTTCCAAGGAAGAGGCCGAAGGCTTCAAGAACTTTTGCAAGCTGAAGCCACCAGAGCTTGAGGACGATAACTTTTACAAGCAGATCTTCTTCGCAGGCTGCAACGCTATGACTGAGCAAATTCAAGCTCTTGTTAACGCTCACAAGGAGTCTGAAGCTAAAGAAGAATCCCAGGTTGAAGAGGGGACTCAAGAGAATGAGCAAACCGAAGAATAGCTTTAAAAGCCATAAGATTTACAACTCTAAGCACCTAGAGTCCATTGTAAAGTCTAGTATAGAGGATAAGCAAAACTCTTACTACCTTATCACAAACAGTTGGGATAAGGTTTGCAATTACTTTAATGCTAATCTACCAAATGATGGTGATACAAATCTTCATGTTGTGGATATCTTCAATGTGCCGAACGCTCTTGACGTAATCAAGAACGCCATTAAGTCCCATAGAGAGACGATCTCAACGTCTTGTCTTTCTAAGTATGATCAGCTTCCGATGCTGGTCGTGGTTCACAAGTCTTTCCCTCGTGTCGTTTCCTACAACGGCTCGGTAGGCGCAGAGATTGGAATCTAAATTGAGCTTGGGTCTTTCGGAAATCCCATTTTGTGATTCCGGTAAGACTCAAGCTTTTCGTTGTATCTCTTATTTTTAGAGTACAACAGTCTCAGATTATTTAAGATCACCGTGGTGAAGTAATTAAACGCTTGCCCAGAATCCCTGTTGAAGTTCTTCAGGACTTTGAGTATAAGTAAGAAGCATTCTTGTTTTGCTTCCTCATGATCAACATTGAACTTGAAAGATAGCATGAGTCGGTTGATCAACATGTCGAACATCTCGAAGAGTTCATCTTCGACTGAACGGTCGCCAGATTTAAACTCTTGAATCAACGCTTCAAACTTTTTATTGTCGATATAGTAACTCACTCCTCTATCATAGTCTTATGCCACAACTAAGTTTCCAAGGTGCCAACCCAAAGTGTGAGGGTTGCCCCGCCTTGAGTATGGGTCTCCCTACCAATACAATCCTAGATTATGAGTACAAGGATGCTCCTGTAGACATTCTCTTCATCTCGGACTCA